CCTCCAATTTTCGTTACTTAATACTATATCATGCACTCTTAAAATTTTCAGTACTGGTCTGAATTCACAGGCCCATTATATTGCAAAGACTCTCGCAACAGGTTCCACTCTTGGTATCAACAAAGAAACGGGTATCGCAGTCCGTGACATTCTGTTGGAAGTCAAGGCTAAAATGGCTGCTAACTACGTTCCGCAGGGTGATCGCTATTGCTTTGTTACACCTGAAATTCACGCCGCACTGGCAACGAACCTTGATTTCTTGAACAGTAATTATGGTGCCGCCGCTACGCTGACTAATTCCAATATTATCAGCATGGATGGTTTCCAGATTATCGAATGTCCTCATCTGGCACAGGGGGGTGATGACCCAACAAATACCATTCAGGGTGATGGGCATGCGTTCCCGTCTACTTACGCAAGCAAGTCTCCGCTTCTTATTTGTCACAAATCTTCTGTTGGTGTCTTGTCCCTGAAAGACATTAGCTTTGAAACGGCACGGCGTGCTGAATATCAGGCAGACCAGCTTATTGCTAAGTATGCTATTGGTATTGGTGGGCTTCGTCCTGAATCTACCTTTATGGGTGTTATTAGCAATCCTGCTTAATAGCTTGTTGATAGGTGTAGGGGAGTGTAATGCTCCCCTTTTTATTCTTTTAAAGGGAGTGAAAAGATGCTATTTGTATCCACAGAGTTAGACGCAATCAATCTGATTCTTTCAGGCATTGGGGAAGCTCCTGTCAATAGCTTAACAGAGAGTGAATCTATTGATGTTGATAATGCAAGAAGTCTACTTGCTACGGTGTCGCAAAACATTCAGCGTCAAGGCTGGCAGTTCAACACCTTGACCAATGTAACTATTATGTCAGACACCAACAGCAAAAAGATTCGATATAATCCCTCATGGATAAAGATTACAGTGACGAATGGTGAGGTCTATGTAAAACGTGGGGATTTTCTATACAATCTTACAGAGAAGACAGACACCTTCAATGAAGGGGTGCAACTTACCATTATTGAAGCAGTTGACTTTGAGGACTTGCCTGATGAGTTCAAAACATTCATTACAGCAGAAGCGGCTATTCTCTTTCAGGAACGTTACCTTGGTGATGAAAATGTATCACAGGAATTACGGATTGAAGAAGCAAGAGCTTATGCGGATATTGTACAGTATTGTATAGACACAGGTTCCAACATGTTTCAGACCACAGGGATGCAGAGTGCATTGGAAAGGAGATAAGACACCATGTTATACTCACAGAGCATTAAGAACTTTGTACAGGGTGTGTCTCAACAGCCACCACTCTTACGGTTCCCTGAACAGCTTGAGGAGCAGATTAACGGTTTCTCGACAGAGGTTTCAGGGCTACAGAAACGTGTCCCTACAGTCCATCTAAATACACTCACAGACTTGAACCTTACCAAAGGTAGTAAACCTCTTGTTCATTTCATTGACAGGGATAAGCAACAGAAATACATGGTTGTCTTTGCAAATAACACTGTCAAGATTTACGACATGAAAGGTAACGAAAAGACTGTCAACATTGAAGACGATGCTTATTTAGCTACCAACACTCCTCGTGATAACTTACGAGTTATGACGGTAGCTGACTACACTTTTGTACTGAACAATACAAAAACAGTGCAGTTGTCCAGCAAGAAGTCTCCTGACTATTTTAATAATCAGGGCAGTATGTTATATGTTCGTCAAGGGCAGTATGGCCGTACCTATCAGGTTTGGATTGATGGTGTGTCTAAATGCACCTGGACAAGCCCAAATGGGGATGCCGCTGACCAAACGAAGCAGATAGACACCAACTATATTGCAGACCGTATAAATGAACAGCTCCTCAATAATGGTGTGCCTACGGAACATCAAGATAATTGGATTCGTATTTGGAGTGGGGGTCTTGTTCAGACAGCCGATGGGTTTAACCATCAGGCACTCATTAATTTCAAAAAATCCATACAGCGTTTCAGTTTGCTTCCTGCTACGGCTCCTGATAACTATTGTGTCAAAGTAAAAGGCGACCCGAATGGTGCTAGTGAAGGCAGTTACTACGTAAAGTATTCCAAAGAGAGTAACGTGTGGGAAGAATGCGCTTGTCCAAATATCAACATTGAGTTTGATAAAACAACCATGCCCCATGCTATTATCCATAATGCAGATGACACTTTCACGTTTAAGGCACTTGATTGGGATGAACGAAAGGTGGGGGATGATGATAGTAACCCTTCTCCGTCTTTTGTAGGGCATACCTTGTCCAGTATCTTCTTTTATCGCAATCGCTTAGGTGTTTCCTCTCGTGAAAACATTATCATGTCTGAATCAGGGGAATACTTTAATTGGTGGATGACAACAGCCAATGACTTGTTAGACATAGATGGGATTGATGTTCCGATTACATCCACAAAAGCAAACCTGATTAATTATTGTGTTGTCTTTTCCGAAGACCTTTATGCTTTCTCGAATGACACACAGTTTATCATCCGTGCTGATTCCACCTTGACACCAAAAACAGCATCCCCTACAGAAATTACACAGTTCAATAGTTCTCCTGACTGTCAACCAAAGGTAGCAGGGAAGAACTTGTATTTCCCTTCTGAACATGGGGATTTCTCTACGATTCGGGAGTATTATACGGTTCAGGATATTTCACAGATGAAAAATGCACAGGATATTACTTCTCACATACCGAATTACATCGAATCGGGTGTCTATGACATTATTACATCGACGGCTGAAAATGTACTGTTCTGTCTGACAAACAAGGCGACAGACACCATTTACCTTTATAAGTATTTGTTTGCGAACGAAGAACGTATTCAGTCCTCGTGGTCTAAATGGGAATTTGATGGTGAGATTTATGGTGCAGGTTTCATAGGTAGTTATTTATATCTGCTCATGCGCAGAGGGACACAGATTACCATGGAGCAAATGGACTTCTCCGTAAACATTAAAGAGTTTGACGATACGGAAGTTTATCGTGTCTACCTAGACCAGAAGAAAGTGATGGATAATGGTGTCTATGATGCTGTATCCGAACAGACAAAGTTTGACCTCAAGGCGCTTTATGCCTACACAGACACCACACCATTGCAGAGTCTTTGTGTAGTCACTCATGATGGTGTCTTGCACGAAAATCTAAAAGCAGATGATGCCGGCTGTATTTATCTTGATGGAAATTTTGCAGGAAAGAAATTGGTAGTTGGGGAACCTTATTTGTTTAAGGCTGTCTTCACAACCTTCTACCTTAAAAAGAATGACAATGGAAACATTAGCTCCTATGCAGAAGGAAGGACACAAATCAAGAACATCCATATCAATTATGATCATACAGGTTTCTTGGCTTGCAGGGTATCTTACCTAGGGGGCAAAGAATATATGTATCGGATGACAAGTAAGATTCTTGGCACTTCTTCTGCTCGTTTGGGTAAGAAGCAGAATGAAACAGGAAAGTTTGATGTTCCTATTCATGCAAAGAATGAATCCGTTACGATTGCAGTTGAATCAGACATGCCAGTTCCCCTCTCTATTGTAGGGCTGAATTGGGATTGTCTATATACGACACGAACAAAGGGGGTATAGCGAATGTGTACCGTAGCACTTAATTATGGTATTTCAGCTCTTAGCTCTTTGTCTAAGCAGAAAGCAAGTAGGGCTGAAATTCAGAATCAGATTGATGCCAACAATCAGACCGCAAGGGGATTGCTCCAGTCTATGAACTATACCTTTCAAAATTATGAAACACAGCGTAGGGCCGCTTTCGCCGCTCAGATTGATGCAATGACGAAAGACAGGATGAACGCTCATAGACAGGAAGCGTCTGTTAAGGCCGCTGTCAACGAAGAGTTGGCAGGAGGTGGCAGAACAGCTAACTTGATTAATCGTAGTGTTCGTGCAGATGAATCTCGCGTTGCTTCGCAGGCGCAGGCTAATTATCAAAATAAAATGAATGAAATTGACCTTAATAAGGAAGCGGCACTTATCTCTACACGAAATGCTATCAATAGTATCCCGTCCGTTGAGACACCATCATATCTTACACAGGGTATGGAAATGTTTTCTGATTTCATACAGACCTATAATACCTTACAGGGGATTAAGAGCATGAGAAAGAAAGCAGGAGTTGAAGGCGGACATGGAAAGACACTTGATAGAAATACAGGGGACATTAAACCTGTAAATCTTGACCCCTATATCCACAGTGAAGATATTCACAATACAGGGAGTGGGCCACGAATTGTAGACCTGGATGAAGCGTCTGCAAAGTATGACAGTATGAATTTATTCAATCCTCAGGGACTCTTTGCAAGCAATGCTATCAATGGGTACTTTAATGGTGACATGAGAAGTGGCTTGTCTTATGATTGGTCTACCGGGGGTATTTCAAGGAGAGGTGCTACATGGCGAAACGAATTGCTAGTGCTGTAGGCACAGAAATGCAATTTATGCCGCAACCGGATGCAACATATCAAGAGCGTTTGACAGAGGTACAGGGTGTTAGAGGTACTAACCCCTCGTCCTCATCCACTACTATGTTTGCGCGTGCGGCTGATAATCTCAATAGTAATTGGTTGTCTTTCATCACAGACCGTGAAAAGCGCATGAATGAAGAGGGCCTTACAGAAGCCAACAGACTCATTGCGTCAACCACAGAGGAAGACAGACAGAAACTCAACACACTTGACATGGCCTTGACATATGGCTATGGGAATAACTTAGATAACCCTTATTTTATCGCATATAGCGACAAACTGCGTGGACAGGCTTTAGGCGATTCCGCAAAACTTGCATATACGGAAGAATTTGGTGATAGTCCTGCACGTACTCCTGATGAGGAAGTGAAGCGGTATGACGACTTTGTACAGAAGTATCGCCAGCGTTTCGTTGATAAAGGCCTTATTGATAATAATGTGTCTTTTGAGCAGGGCTTCAATGACAAGAATATTGAAAATCAGCAAACACTGATGGGCAATCATGTCCAGCGGGATATTGAGGACAGAATATCTGAAACCTTCAATAACATTAAGTCTGAATTGGGGTCTCTTACTTATGATGCCCCTACCATGACTCGTGATGAACAAGTACAGAAGCTTACAGAGATTTTCAATCAGAGTCGCTTGATGGGACTGAATCCTTCACAGCGACAGACACTTGTTGATAATTTCACCAAAGAGATTATTACCACAGGGACAATCAAGGACTTTAAGAATTTTAAAGCTACTATCCTTGACCGTATTCCTGTACAGACACGCTTAGATGGTACGACACAGACAATGGGGGACTTGGTAGACACCATGGAATTAGACACCCTAAATCTTGCCTATCGTAAAGCCCATATGGAAAAATCAAAGATGGACTTCACCAAAAAGTATGGAAAAGACAAAGACATGAATCGTGTCTATACCGATGTCATTAAAATGGGGCAGTCTGGAAATCGTTCAGATCGTGATAATGCTGAAATTCTTACAGGGATGCTGCCTGAAATTGAGAGTCTTCAAAATCAGCATAAAGCCGCGCAGGCTCGTATGGGTAAGGTGGGTGCTAAAGGTGTCACTACAGCCGCCAAATCACAGGCAAGTTCTGCTTCGGCTATGGAAAACATTCGGGCTTTCATGGAAGATGATAATCCTGTAAAAGATGGTTATGGCAGTTCCATTGGGAAACCTTTAGTTGGTGGCAAGGCGGTGGATTCAGGCACTGTTCTTAGTGCTTTTCAGGGGTACGAAAATCAGATTATCAATAGTGATGCGGATGAAGACACAAAGGCGCAGAAACTTATGAAGCTCTACACTTATTCAGGTGTAAGTAACGTAAAAGAGCAACTTGTGAATAGTGTTTTACAGACCATCAACAGTGCTACAGCAGACAGTGTAGAAGCGAATGGCGTCCCTAACGCCATCATATATCTTGTAAAAGCTCGTAACAGTAATCATGGACAGTTTGCGGGTGCTTTTGGTAGCAAGGTAGACGCCGCTATTGGAGCGATTGTGAACTTCTCCCATACGTCGGGCGAAGGAGATGCAGACAATGCACTCGTTCGAGGATATGCCAATTATTGTCGTATTAAAGACACCAGCGAACAGGATAAACAGAACTATATGTCGCAAATTAGAAGCATTGCCGCAGGTGGGTGGTCTATCGGTGGTATGGAAAGTTGGAATAGTGAAGGTAGTACGGCCCCTGATATTTCATGGGATAATCCACAGATTGCAGAAACCGTAAAGGACAGAGCTTTGATGTATAACTTAGCTTATCATGACCCCCAAGCCGCGTTAGATTCCGCTTGCAATGACATTAGGGATGCTTACGCT